ACTCAAGTCCGTGGTGGACGGACATTTGTCTGTCTCTGGCGGACACACATGTACACCCCCGGCGGACACGCAAAAAGACCCCGACCGAAGTCGAGGTCAAACATTTGTTCACCTACTGAAAAAGAGGGTCGAAGACAAATTCCCCAAAATCTACGCACTCTATCTGGTTAATGTCATACTTTAAATAATTCCTTTTCGCAGTATTAATCGCTTGCATAATTAAATACACTTTTTTCTCTGAAATTTTAATAGAACCCTGCACCATTGTGAACAAATTTGCTTCTCCTGCTGTATCAGTTTCTTTACCTCTCAGAATCACACTACACGGGAACGCACAATCTGTCGCATTGAAATGAATTGCGGGACTATCAATAGTACCCACTTCCAATGGAGTACCGTCCAGTTTTAACCCGGGTATATTTATTTCACTGAGTTTAAGTTCCAGGCATCTCACTTTGGCAGTGCCATTAAAAATGGAATACCTAATTTTCGCACCACCTTTACCGGGAATACTTGAAGTCTTTGTAAATGTCGTACCATATTCAACACTGTTAATTGGTTTAAAGTAAAGTCCGTCAAACGCTCCAATCACCATATTCAGAATATTCTTCTGCCCCTGGTCGGACGGATGCACGCCGTCATTTGAAAAGGAGGATTCATACAACATTCCCTGATATGCAGGGATAACACTGAACCCTAACTGAGCCGCCGAGTACATCCAGATTTTAATTGCTTTAATCACACTGATATACGTGGTTGATGTGTGAATCCCCTGCTGATGTCCTTCCCAAGTCCAACCCATAGGACACACAACAACATTTTTGCAGTTTTCAAAATTGTTTGAAATGGCACTTTGAAAATCAATCATGCCCTGACTGATATCACTTTCAGGAGCATTTCGGTCGTTATAGCTACCACCCACAATCACCTTCACAACATTTGTTTTGTCATTCGTTGTCATACTGGTAGCTAACGTGTTTAACATACTGGTGAATGTCTTTGTTCCGTCCGCTTTAAAACCATAACCACCAATGGCACTCAGTTTCACTGTATATCCATTTTTTTCGAGGGCATTTTTAAGCATATATGCCCACGAATTTTCTTTATTAGAGAGGTTTTCCCCTGCACCGTAACTGTCACCCAAAATAAGAACTGTGGGTTTATTAACTCTCGCCAACGCACCTTGTAATAATGCATCTGAAATGATTTCTGAAAGCTCACCGCTAGTTTTCATTTCCTCTAGGATTTTTCGTACTTCCTTGTCAATTTCAAGCTTTGCAAAATAATCTGTCACATACTTCTTTAATTCCTCAAAGTCGCCCTGTAAATTGGAGAAATCACCCTGCATTTCAACCCACTCGCCTACTAACTTCTTTACCGTCTCTATAACCCATGTTAAATTCATTTCATGAAAATTTGTATATGGAAATTTAAACATTTTCCCACCCTCCTTAATACACTAACAGGAAAAACTCCTCTTTAAACATTTCAGTAATTTTACTCAGTGCACTCATAGATTTTTCAAGCTTGAAATCCAGCACTTCAAGCTCCGACATTCCTGTAGACCTTGTTTCTTTTTCCGTTTCTGTCGTTTCATTTCTAGAATTTTTTGCGTTGTTATTTGTCTCATCATAGCTTGCTTTTCCTCCATAAGTAATGGTGGTGCTTCCCTTATCCACAAGTGACGTAGAATTAAACCCTGCCACTTTTTCGGCTGTTGAATCTGCCCCACTCGTCCCACTATTACTTTCCTGTTTTAAATTTTCTTTATCTTCTGTTTCAGATTTTCCTTTCCTGTCTCTCGTAATCGTCTCTGTTTTTGCACCCTCTGTCGTGGAAATAGCAAGTTCTATATCATAGATGATTGAGAACAATCTTTCATTCACTGAAGCCCACGAATTTAAAGCCAACGCCATTTCAGTAGGTGACGGTATCAGAACTTCCAGTTCAGCACATTTCAACAACACATAGTTCTGAATATTATCCTTTCCAATATCATTCACCATATTGACAGGTAAATGGCTTATGAGATTATCTTTCAACAGATTCTCATTCCATGCTAGCAGACCCTGTAAGTAAAGTTCCCCGGGCATTATTCCCACCCCCTTCATTATGACGCAATTTAACGCCGAGGTTGAGATTGAACATTTTGTTGGTTTGCTCAACCCCCTCTTTTAGTGTTTCAAGCCACAGTTCCGCTTTTGTGAAACATTCAATATTGTTGCTGTTCACTTCATCCACTATCATACGTTCTTTTTTGTCGCTTCTTATGTTCGGGATACCAACCTCATTACAGAACATTTCTTCCCACCGTCTCAACGTGTCCTGTAATTCTGGGGCAATAAAATTCTTTTTTAAGTCATTGTTAAAAAAATCTAATGGGATATTGTCATTTCCCATTTTCAGTTTTTCATCATAGAAAACCCCTAGCTCACCCCTCATCACCCTGTCAAGAATTTTCTTCATTGATTCAGCCTGACTTTTCCCTCTCACAGCGAAAAGGAATGATAGCTTGCTATTCATGATATTTATTTCGCACGTTTCAGCAGTCATAGCCATATTATCTGCATAGTAATTTACGATATCAGAAACACCACTATAATTTGGCTGTAATCTGATAAGAGAACACTGAGTGCCAATTTTAGGTTCTAAAATTCCAGTCAATAGAGGATTGACAATTATGGCGTGTGTGGGATTGTAATAGATATTATACCCTCTTAATCCACAATGCTGACATATAACACCAAACTTGTCTGTATTCACAATTGCCAGATAGCCATTTAAAAACAACGAGTACAGAAAATAATTCTTATCCCACATTTCAGGTAACTCAAATTCAAACACAGACATAACTTTCTCAAGTAAATACTTCTTGAAAAACGTGAACATTTGAGTGTTTTTTGTGTGAAGAGTTGACGGACTGTAAGACGAGTTAAACAAGTTTATCATTTCATAACTGTATGGCATCATATCACCCCTTTATAAATATTGAACTCCAGTATTGCGCTTTTACATATCTATCAGGCTGATTCAGGTCACCGGGTCTTAGATAATTGTACATGAACGCATTTGTTAGATATTTTAAATCATAGTTTCCAGTTGCCCATTGTCTCCATGTTATTGGGTAACTAGATGTCTGATACCACTGTGGTTCAATACCTCTATGTGCATCCCCCACACTTTCCTGATATTCAGCAAACAAAACAGCACACTGTTTTCCCCCATCATACCAATCATCATGCCCCCCGTACAGCACGTCTAAAACTGTGAGAAGATTCTGACCGGGCGTCCACTGTACAAGACCTCTCCCCGGTCCTGCGGGAGTAGTTCCACCACCAACTTCAATTAATCCGGGATTCATGGTACTTTCTTTTTCCATATTTCCTAAAAGTGCCATTCTCGCCGTAGAACTCCAGCCTCTTTCCTTAAAGTAGTTGTTAATATTGGCAGCATTTTGCTTCATTTGTTCTAGTGTAAAATACCCGTTCTCTTGGTCTGTAACTATCACATTCCATTTTCCAGATGGTAGGGGGATTTCACCACCGTTACCCCCAGAGCCACCAATGGAAAGACCTATTAATAATGCTGAGTTGTCATTTCTGATGTTTCTATGCATAATAAACGCCCCCTTCTAACAATGATTTAATTCTTGATATCTCATCTGAATAAGCCCCTGTAATATTCATGTCACCATGTTCTACTAAATAATATCCGGTTCCCAGTGACTTAAAAGTACCACGTTTCATATACGGTCTCCCATTTTCACTGTTGTCCTCGTCAGTGACTGTTAGGAAATATTGAAAAAATGATATCCAACCATCGGTTCCTATAGTTGAGCCGTTAGACCCTTTTGACGACACTGTAGGAAGGAACTCATTTACAGCGTTCCCGATATACCCAACTCCTTTCATGAGTTGAACGGAAGCAATACTACCGAGTGCGGCTACAGATGATATCACGCCCTCAAGAGGATTGTTTCTAGCTTCATTTATTTGAACAGGAACACCATACATGCCAGAACTATAGCCGAGTAGTGCATTATTATTAGTAAACGAGATATCGTATACACCTGTTCTCGGGTCTATTCGGAAATCAACATTAATTGGAGCGCTAATATTTATTTTATTGGTGTCAATTTGCATCACACCAAATAGTCTTGAGGCTATTTCCAACCGATGATATGCGCCGTGGTTCAGGTAATCACCTCTAGAAGCCTGGGGATGACTTGACAAGGTAACACTCCGTTTTAGTTTGTATGCTAAAAGTGCATTCAATTTTGTACATACTGCAGGAATTTTCCAATATCCTAACGGAAGTTCGGACACTTCTGTTCCGCCGGGTATACCGAAAGGCATCCACATACAATTTGACACGTACTGGAATGGGTTCATAACAATTTTAACAATGGAATCTTTTATTCCTGATTCTTTGATATCAGCCCAATCTATGTCGCCGAATGCTTTCTGGCAGAACGTTGTGAAATCTGTTACTTGAAATTGGTAATATTCTAATGCACCCTCTTGACCTACTACTGTCAGTATAATGAACCCTGTTACCCAACCTGTGCTTGCACCTTCTGGCAGTACGCTAATTTCTTGCGCCTTTTTTGTGTAACCAGATTTTGCGGGGTAAAAATTGTCTATTACAGAACCATCAAAAGTGGCACTGCTTCGTAAAATGTAAAATTCTTCTTCTATGATTTTGCTTTTGAAGCTTGCTAATACATCACACTCTAATGAACAAATCCATAGACCCTCTTCAAACGTCCAGTCTTTTACAAAATAATATCTGTTAAACTCTTCAATATAACAGTAATTCAAATTAGTTGGATTCCCAGAAGTATCGTTATATTGTACGCTCAGCGTTGGACTTGAAATAGAAGAGGGGCTACGTAAAGCCCCTGTTCTAGTCACAACAGCAGAAGAATCTGGAGGAACCCATGTAGAATTTTTACGTTTTCCCACATTGTAAAAATGAACTCTCATGCTGTCACCACCTTATTAATCTAATAAGAACACAACTCCATTTTCGGTGAAATCATTGTAGTATCTGTCATTGAAATGCCAGAAAATATTGCTGTATCCACCCCTCGCATTAAACGGGGACGGTGCAGACCATTCACCATAAGTTGCAATGCCAACCGCTTCCTCGTCGAATAACACGCCGAAAATATTCGATGTAGCCGTACCCTCAGAATCAGATACAATATTTCCGAGGTTATTCATATAAGATGCTTTTACATGGATACCGTCGGGGGTGTCAATGTTCTGCCAAAATCCAACTTTCTCGTGGTCAGCCATTTTCAGATAGCTGTCGTTAAAGATAGAGGACATAACAGTAGCATCAATGTTGTTCAGTTCCTCAGAATACAGATACAGTTTCTGTTTGTTGTATGGCGTATGTCTGGAAATCTCTTTTCCTGTCACGTTAATGTGGAACTTTTGTGTTCTCTCAGACATCCAGTCCGACACTGTTTTGATGTAACCTGTCACCCACTTCATGAACGGCACAAAATTTTCAGGCTGTTTTACCGTGTCAGTTGTCAGTGAAGTTCCTGCTACATCATTGTATTTTGTCACAAGATGAATAACATTGTCTGTGTCCCCTTTAACTTTACCCCCGATAAAGTTCGCAAGCGTCATTCTTGCTGTTGCTTCATGTGCCTGTTCAATCAAATCAGACGCATTTGTCATAATCATAGTAACAAACCTCTGAAATTCCTGTTCATTTTGTAAAGCAACGTTTAACTGGTCTCTAAACAGTGTAATCTGTCTCTGGTAAACGTTCTGTCCATAGAAATTTGTCTGTAGTATTTTTGGAATAACCACTGCCTGGTCGTCAATGCTCTGTCCGTCTTTCAGGTCGTATCTATCATCTTTATCCCAATCAGAATCTGCGATGTTAAGTTTACGCACATGGTTTCCAAATCTCATGTTATCCTGATATAACCCCTTAAACTTTCGGGAATAGGGCCTGATAGAGAAAATAGTCCTGCTAAGAACCTGAGAAATTGCATTCAGTAACGGGTCTATTCCTAATCCGAGTGCAGTTGTAGCAACTGAAGTAAAACTGCCAGTCGAAATCGCGCTAATTGTTTTGTTGCCTGTCGCCTGACTTACAATTTCATTCAGAATAGTAGCTGAGCTAAAATTGGCTACGTTCGGTGCGCCCGTCGTTAATGCATTTGATGAACCCATAATATCACTCCTTTACTGGTGGATTAATAATTGATGCTAACATGTCGTTCGTTGTCGGCGGTTCTGGAATCTGAGAGTTACTCAGGTTACCCACCTGAATCAGTCTTGTGATTTCATCTAACCGGTTGTCCAGAACTCCCATACGCTGATTAAAAACGTCCTGAGTATTACCCGGAACCTGTGCCGGAACTGGTACTGATGCTGGTGCTGATGCCGGTGTCGGTGTCAGAATCGGAGCCGGAGCCGGAGCCGGAGTCGGAGTCGGAGTCGGAGTCGGAATTGACCCTGTACCTGCAATCTTGATGATGTCCTGTTTGCTAAATCCTGCCCCTGCAAGGGCGATGATATCCTCGATTTTCATGTTGTCACTCCTTTTTTATTAAATATTTTTTATTACAAAAACCTGCATAAATCTTTCCGCTGTCGGAGTATTCACAAAGATACCAGTTCATAGTGATATCTGTGAACCCGTAACAAAAAATAGTACGTCCTTTTGGCATCTCTACAATGATATCTGCGTTTGTATCTGGCTTATCACGCAACATCAGAGGGGAACTCTTTGTGCTTATCTTGTATTCACCATATACTTCGCAGTCTGGTATAATATCAATCATTCCGTACTGTTCTTCTATATCGGGGTCTAGTAGAATTTTTGCGCCTAATGGCATGGTATCACTCCTTTACGTCCAGTTTGTCTGCAAGTTTCTGAATTGCCATCGTGTTGTTGTTTAGAACCTCTGTGAGGTTGTGTATCTCTTCTTTATGGTTTTCAGTCTCCCTGTACCATAAATAAAAGGTTACTGCAAGGCACGCTACAGGTACACCTAAAGAGCTAAATAACTGGCTTACTGCCTGAATCCATTCCATACTGTCACCCCCTCTTTTGAATTGAGGGGAAGTGCTGTGAGCCAACCAAGCTCATGTACACGGGTTCCGCCCATTGGTTTTGTACCACTCCCCCTACAATGATAGAGTATCACATCTTAAAATAATTGTCAAGTAAATATTTTGATTCGATGTCGGAAAAACTTACTAACCCGTCAAGGTACATCCCCCAGACCCATACGAACTTGTGCCGGAAAGCTGTTAAATCTCTTGATGATGTGGAATAAGTAATCTGGGGTGAGCCTTGTAGGTGCTGTGTAATATACAGTTTTTCCTTGCTTTTGTGTGTATATATAGTTATTTCTCCAACTGTCACAATGGGGACGTACTCATTTATGGGTTCGGATTTAATGTCCGAATAGTCCTCAGCATAGAAATCATTCTGAATTGACATCTTGTAAAAATCACTGTCTTTACCAACCATTCTGTACACAGCCGTCTCAGATTTCGCCTGTGAAATCGGGGAGTTGGCGAGATTGATAAGGATAATACCCCTATCAGGCAGATAACTGAATTCCTGCCCTGTTTTGTGCATATCAGTGACTTTACGGATTAAACCTAGTTTTGCGAATATGTCGCAGTTTGCGTTTTCGCTGTTTGATGCGCATATGAGCTGTAAAGGCTTATCCCCCATAAGCTCTCGATTTCTGTTTATGGTTTCATATCCATTTAAGAGAGCGATTGTAGCGTTTTTTAACTGCGGTTCTGTCTTTTCTGGAATGAACTCGTCATAAAACATCAACTCAACGTCTGCTGCCCCGAAGCCTCGTAAATTGGATATAGTGCCAAGTGCTGCTGAGTAGCCTAGTGGTTCCCCCAAGTTTGTGTATTTTTTTGTTTTCTCGTCAAACTCTGTATCATAAAAACCTGAATACATTTTATTGATAGGTGACGGCGTGATACGTCTGTTACAGTCGGCATTGTATTGCTTAAACGGATTAAATTGCGGTGTGCGTATCATATCTATCTGAGTTTGTCGGGTGCGTAGGTAAATGAATTTTTTATTGTTTTCCACAGCGTGTTTCAAAATACCATAAGTTTTTCCCGTTCCTCTACCGCCCCATATAAAGATAAAAGGACACCCCGTTTCCAAGATGCCCTTTATATTCACATAACCATTACTGTCGTACAGTTCAGGTTTTTTCATTTCACATATCCTGCTACAAGAAATTCCCTTCCACGCTGTGATTTTTTGAAAAATACAGATACTTTTCGGAAGTCCTCACCACATTTTTCCGCCATTGTGGTAATACGCTCGAAAGACTGAATGAATGAGGCTGAGGTTGTCACGAAAACTGTATTTGTTTTCACTTCTTCGATTGACAGAGTTTTTACTACTTCACCCTTTGCGTTTTCATCTTCTACAATAGCGTAATGGTCGAACTCCACGGTTGTTCCGGCGGCGTTAGAAAGACGGATTCGGCCTTCATCTTCAAACATTTTGAACATTAACCCCATTGTATACTCGTTTTCCTGAATGTTTGTTTTAATAATTTCCATGATGTTTTCTCCTTTTTTCTTTTTATGCTGTTTTACCCACAGCCGGGAGTTGTTTCAGATTGCGACCTGTTTGTTTCTTAATGTGCTCCTACTCTACTTTTCCGTAGTGTACAAATTCAGCTTCTGTCATAGATGCTTTTACAACTTCAGTATCCATGGAAACTTTCACAGCTTTTACTCCTGTTTCAGCTTCGTAAGATTTTTTAATCTTTGTAGCTGTTACGTTTGCGCCGTAGTAGGTCTTTTCTACAGACTGTCCGTTTTCGTCTGTAATCTTTGCTGTTACTTTCTCAATGCTTCTTGTAATCATGTTTTTCAACTCCTTTTCTATTTTGTTTTTGTTACAAGTATATAATAGCATATGTAGGTGTATATGTCAAGACTTTTCTTCGGTATTTTTTAGAAAATCATGCCACAAGTCAACGCTGTTGAGAACGTTCAGGTATTCGAGAGTAAGTCCCACAGTATATTCAGACGGGCGTATGACAACGTTTCTGGTAATGCACACGCTTTTATCCGGGTTGTCTGGGTCAGGGTTGTAATAACCATAATCTGTATCATTATAGACAGATTCTGTGCCACCCGCAGCCCTGAATGTGGTTCCGATTTTCAGAGCTTCCAAACCGCCCATTTTCCGCAATTCTTCCGCACCTTTTTTCTTGTTCACCCCTGCTATTGTGATTTCGAGCTTGCCGTTTTTTTCCTGTGCGTATTTTTTCGCACCTAATGTGATAAATCGGTCTGATGTGCCCTCATACTCATATACGCCCAGATAATGTTCCACGCCTTTTGGGTCTGTGGCATGACCACCATTTTCTGAAGAATCGTTCTTTAACCGATTATTCAGCTCGTCAAACCCCTTTTGGATTTCGGGATATCTTTCTGTAATCAGTATTTTGCACGAATCCGTGTCGCAGTAAACAAAATCCTCGTCAGCTATGTTCACGGCAAGCTTGAGCCTTTGTCTTGCGTGAGCAGTCACCCAACAACCCCATGCGTATAACATAAATGCCCTTTTGTTATACTTCATTAACTTTTCCTCTGTGTCCCCATCCTCAACCGAGAATGGTTTTTCGGTGTTACTGTATATGATATCTGGCTTGACAGGGTTTTGCGCAGACATCCCGTATAGTGAATTTATCAATTCTTTTGACAGAGCGTACTCAATTTCCTTACCCTCAACACCTTTTAAAGACGTTTTATCTGTAAATAAGCGTTTCACCAGATTTCGCAAAGGTTCTGGAAGATAACCGTACCCGGCTGTATAAAAATCGGTGAAATCCACCGTGTCCCAGATGTATTCCTCTTTTACAATCCCGAAGTCAATGTCATTTAATGTGCACGAGTATTCGTCTGCTGAGAGTAAACGACCGTTATCCCAAACTGATTCTGTGCTTATGCAATAGCCCTTGTCTTTTGTAAGATATGGGGCGCCGTAATACACATCTTTTTGCCTGATGTTTCGGAAATGAAACCGTCCCACATAAGCTTTATGAAATTTTGTCCACCTGTCAATGTCCTCTATACCGCAATTTCCCTGTCGCACAAATTTTGTCATTGGGAACTCACAGTTGAGCATAACGTCCGGGTAAGAGCTTGCCCTGTCGAATGACGCAACGTTGCTAAGTATTTTCCCAACGTGATATCTGTTTGCGTGGGTATCACCGCCCCTGAATTCTTCTCTAAGAAGTGTGTATAAGCTTGTATCACACATCATGCTGTGCAATTTTTTATAATTGTATTGCTTCATAGCCTGCCTCGCTTCTCTCCTAACGTAACCTGTTGATGTTAGTGGTAAAGTGTATAAGGTGTCATTGTTGTCCGTCAATCGTTTATGCATTGCCTGTAATAATCCTATTACATCGTTACACCCGTATTCAATTTCCCTAGTTGATAATTCCGTCCACGGGTAACGCCGTTTATCATAATCAAAATCTTTCAGCTTCTGATTCTGCACACCACTATCACTCAGAAACTTGTCAAGACTCTTGTGTGTTTGCATGTATGAGCACCGAAACTCCAGATTACCCCGCCCATGATTGCCCGCTCTGACTCTGAGTATTTTCCTAGGCTTGAGCGAGAATACTTCTTCCGGCTTTATTTCAACGTGCGAACGCAGAAACTGAAATTCATATGACAGATTGTGTACAAAAATCATTGTGATAAGGTGTTCATCTTCGATGTCAGTAAACAATTCTTCAAGTTCGTTCCAGTTTCTTCCGTACACACATATTATTTCGTTATCGTCAAGTAATACCGCAAATTGCCATAAATACATGATGCTCTGTTCAATTTCAGTAAGTCGTGAAGTTTCGATATCAACAGCGCATATACAATTTCGGTATGACTGTTTTGCAAAACGTTGTTTTCCTCTCATGTGTGGGGTTCTATATACTGTGTGTATTCTGTCAACTAGTTCCCTTCTTTGCTTTTTGCCAGTCCCGATATTGATTGAGTAGTTCTTCACCGGATTTTCCACCCCTATCTATAAACAACTCTAATGCTTTTGTACTGTCGTATACATGACCGAGCGAATAATCCCGAACGGATTCCATAAACTCTCCAAACTCATTAAGCTCCCTGTATGTCTTAAATTTAACCCCCCACTCTTCAAGTTTTGCCATTTTTCGTTTGGCAATTCTCCTTTGCCCTGAGACACTGTACAAGTCAGATTTCTCAGCTTGCTCTAAAGCGGACATTGCGCCCCGTCTCTGACGGTCGGTTACTATCTGGCTCTCAGGCGGTAGCTGTTGTAACATGTACTGTATGTCATTCTTTGCACCCATGCCAAAATTTTTGTTTTGCGCTAAGACTTTAAGCTTTCTTATAACTTTAGTACGGCGTTTTGCATAATCTGTCGTCATGCCACTGCTCACTCTCCATTTCCTCTCGTTCTGCATCGTGAATATGTTTCATGTGAAACATTATCGCGGAACGATTCAATATTTGCGCTTTGCTCAAGTTGTTTTGATTAGCCAACTTCTTTACTTCTTTGAATGTTTTATCTGTCAAGTACACGCTTGTGTCGTACTTCGGCATGGCTCTCACGGGTTCAAATTTAAAACCAGCGCCACCGAACTCCAAAGCTGAGTACACAGCATGTTCGAGGTATTCGCTCACTGTTGTTCCGTATTCTTCTGCCCAATTGTATATTCTCGTATCTAAACGTAACGATAATTTTCTCAATGTTTTTTCACCTCCTTTCTCTGCTCTCGTTTTCTTCTGAGTTTTTCTTTTCTCCTTTTCTCTCTTCCCATTTCATCTGTTGTGCCGAGGATGTACCCCGACACAAACATCATAATTAAAGCTATAGACACGTAAACTATATCACTCGTGGTTGTTGCTATCATTTTTTTGACCTCCAAAAAATATAATATCCAGTAATATCTACAATTGATTTGACGTCACTATATTTTTTATATACCCCGTGTGTATGCAAATCGTTATCGTCTGGGAAATACACAAATTCCTGCCCCAACAGCACTAAACCATTAGTGCCTATTTTAACGCCATCTATAAAAACAACGTCCCCGTAACGACCGTTTTGCATATCTTCCATGATTTTTCTCAGTTCGTGATTGAAATCGACATATATACTGCTAATCCCTGTGTATTCAATTCTAATACTACTATTATAAAACGCAATCTCAGTTTCGCCTAAAATAACGTCACGTCCTCTAAATATAATGTGGTCGTTGATTGTAACTAAAGCTCCATCATCCATAGCGGCTTTCACAAGCTCTTCCAACTCTCTTACAGGTCTGAGAGGTGATATGCCGGTTTCTTTCACAATATTTCTAGTAACAAACATCGGTTGTGTGAAATGGATAGAACCGTCTGTAAATCTGTGGAAGCTGTACTCACCATTTTTTAGCATATACTCATTGTACTCCCGAGTGTGTTTTTTGATTAAATCAACTGTTCTTGGCATTTTATACCTCTTTCTCCCCGTTATGCCGATAGGACAGCAGTTTATATATTTTAGATATTACAACCAATTCTTAAATCTTTATAACTAACACATGCCATAATTTTGTTTCGGTTTCTGTCATATATAAATAATTCGTCGTTATCATCGTCAAAGCGCAGTCTGATGTGCTCGTAACAAAAATAAATACTGTTTATAAAAAACCCCCCACATTTACCACCAATGACCTCCCTATATGTTTTATTAAGCTGTCGAATTTCTTTGATAAAATCTTTTTTTGTCATTTCAACACTCTCCTTTTCTTGTTGCTATCTCCTTGCTATGATTATATAATATCACATTTATACCGCATTGTCAATAGTTTTTATAAAATTATACCGCAATTATTGTCTGCCTACAGCGCACAGTGTGTATGCCAGAGACATACACTTGTGTCCGTGTGGGGAAGACAGATGTCCGTCCACCTGTCTCTTATACACAT